ACATAGGGGACAAAATGCCAACGACAATCATAACTGGTCGCGATTTAGTCGTGACCATTGCAACCGTAAATTACGACGCGCAGGCGACCAGCGCAGTACTTGCCAACGACCCAACCGTTGAGACTTATCAAACGCTTGACGGTAAGGCTTACAAGCACATTGACGACCAATGGTCATTCGAGGTTTCAATGCTTGCTGACTGGGGTGCTTCAGGTTCATTGTGTGAGGCACTATGGACGGCGTGCGAAACAGCACCGAACACAGTTTTGGCGGTTTCACTAACTGCCGTGACTGGTGCGGTGTTCACATTCAACGTCATGCCAGTATTCCCAGCGGTCGGCGGGTCAGCACCTGACGCACAGACAGTTGATCTATCATTCACCGTGGTGGGAACACCTACTGAAAACTTCAGTTAAAAACTAACAATCGGGAGACAAAATGAAGTTACCAATCACAATTGAATACAACAACGGCGACCAAATTACCTACACGGCTGCACCGCCTGAGTGGGTAAAGTGGGAGAAGCACACAGGAAACACCATTGCGCACGCGCAGGAAAAAATGGGAATTTCTGATTTGGTATTTCTTGCCTATCACGCCATGAAGCGAGAAGCAGCTGGTAAGCCAGTCAAGCCAATCGAAGCATGGACGGAAACCATTTCCGAAGTGATCGTTGGTGAAGCAAACCCAAAAGCCACCCAGTCGGAAGCCTAAGTCGAATAGTTTGGGAAGTAGCCCTGGCAACGGGGCTACCCCCAAGCGCATTTGAATCAGCCGAGGACATTCTGACCGTTATCGAGATTTTAGAAAGGCGCAATAATGGCAGGTGACGCAATCACTTATGACAAAGCCGAATTGCGCTCAATTACGCGCGCGTTCAAAGCAATGGACGACGAAGCCATTGATCAAGCCAAACAAACTTCCAGCGCGCTGGCAGATTTTGTGCGTGGCAAAATTGTTACCGCTGCAAATAATGTCACGCGCAATCGCTTGGACAACAAAGTCGCTGAAGGTTCGAGGGTTTCAAAGTCATCAAAAATCGGTGAAATCAGTTTTGGTTTTGCTGGTCAAAAATTAAGCGGTGGCGGTACGACGCAACAATTGTGGGGCGGTTCAGAATTTGGCTCAAACAAATACAAGCAGTTTCCAGTTTGGTCAGGTCGAGAAGGTCGCGGGTCACGCGGTTGGTTTATCTATCCGACATTGCGTTCAGCCCAGCCTGAGATCATTCAAAAATGGGAACAGGCGTTTGACAAGATAGTTAGGAAGTATGACTAATGGCTGGAAGTCGCACCCTCAAACTATCCATTCTTGCTGAAACCAAAGATTTAGTCGCTGGGTTAAACACAGCAAGCAAAGAGACAGAATCGTTTGGCGATAAGGCAACCGCGTTTGGAAAAAAGGCTGCATTGGCATTTGCCGTGGCTGGTGCTGCTGCGCTGGCATTTGGCGCGGACGCAGTTAAGGCAGCCGCTGAGGACGCATTAGCCCAAGAAAAACTTGCTGAAACAATTAGGGCAACGACCAATGCAACGGCGGCACAAATCGCAGGCGTCGAGGATTACATAACAAAAACCTCAATTGCCATTGGCGTGACTGACGACCAATTGCGCCCAGCCTTTAGTCGTTTGGTTAGAAGTACCCAGGACACCGAGCAAGCCCAGCGTCTGCTCAATCTTGCACTTGATCTAAGTGTGGCGGTTGGCAAGCCAGTTGAAACCGTGGCAAATGCATTGGGTAAGGCATACGACGGAAACACCGCAGCCTTAGCAAAACTTGGTTTAGGTCTTGACGCAAATCTTTTGAAGTCAAAAGACAATGAAGCGATCATCAAATCGCTTGAAACAACCTACGGGCAATTTGCCGAGGGCGCAGCTGAAACCGCTGCGGTCAAATTTGAGCGAATCAGAATCGCAACCGACGAAGCAAAAGAATCTATTGGCGCGGCATTGTTGCCGGTAGTTGAGCAATTGTCAGACTATGTTTTAACCACAGTCGTGCCTAACCTTGAATCATTTATCAACGGACTTACAGGCAACGGCAGTTTGACCGAAGCAAGCAAAAACGCAACTAGCGGGGCGTTTCAATTTGGCGAGCAGGTCAAAAAAGTTATTAAAACAGTTATTAGTTTGAAGGACGAAATTCTTGTTGTGACTGGTTTAATCGCTGCAATGTTTGTGACTTCTAAAATCAGCGCAGCCGTCATGGCAACAATTACCGTGATCAAAACCGTTATTGCTGCATACAATGCATTGAAGGCTTCAGCAATTGTCGCTGGTGTGGCTGCTTATTTTGCGCTCAATCCGCTGGCAGGTGTTGCTGCCGTTGCGATCGCAGCCGCCGTTCTAGCGGGTGCAAATGCACTAGCCAACAAGAGCAACGTCGATACAAGCGGACTTGGTGTTTCAACGGGTTCGATTCCATTCTCTAGCGGTTTTGCACCACCAATGAGAGGTTCAGGCGAAATTCCTGATTATTTAGAGGTTGTGGACGGCGTATTGAAATCAAAGGTTTCAAGCAATACTTATGCGTTGCCACCTGGCGTGGTTAGTTCAAGCAAGGCGGCAACCACTGCAATTGGTTCATTTAATCCAGGCGCATTTCGAGTGGCTGAAAATGCTGGCATGGGTACAACGATTAACCTGACCGTAACTGGTGCAATAGACAAAGAAGGCACGGCACGCACAATCGTGGACACCTTGAACAATTCCTTCTATCGCGGCACAGGTGGCGCAACTAACCTGCAAATCGCATGACGCAATGGTCACCCGTTTGGAAAGTCACAATTGACGGCACGGAATACACAAACGCCGTTTTAGCAAACCTAACTATCCGCAGCGGGCGCACAAACATTTATGAGCAAGCACAAGCGGGTTACGTCAATCTTCAGCTGCTGGACGTGAACCAAACTGCAATCCCAGTTTCAATCAATTCGACAATTTCGGTTCAAATCAAAAATACATCAAACACATTTGTTCCCATTTTTGGTGGCAATGTTGTGGACATTGGTTTAGAAGTGCGTGACGTAGGTACAACCATGTTCACGCAGACTTATTCGATCACCGCATTGGGCGCATTGGCACGTTTGCCAAAAGCATTGACTGACGGCGTACTTTCAAAAGAATTTGACGGCGATCAGATTTACGACATTTTGAGTGACGTTTTGTTCAATACTTGGGCACAGGTTGCCCCCTCAGTCACCTGGGCGGGATACACCCCAGCGGGCACAACATGGGCAACGGCTGAAAACAATGGTTTGGGCGAAATTGATCGTCCAGGCAACTATGAATTGGCAGCCAGGTCGTCAGATCGAATTGACGTGTATTCTCTGGTTTCGGCATTGGCGACGTCGGGACTTGGTTATTTATACGAATCCCCAACGGGGGCGATCGGGTATGCGGACAGTACGCACCGAACAAATTACCTTGCAGCAAATGGATACGTCGATCTTGACGCAAACCACGCCCGTGCGGCTGGTTTGAGAATCGATACACGCGTGGGTGACGTTCGAAATTCCCTCACTATTAAATACGACGCAACTAGCAGCAGCGAACGATCTGCTACTGACGCCGCGTCAATTGCCCAATACGGCACGCTTGCTCAAATCATCACAACAACCCTTCACAATGGAGATGACGCAACGGCACAGGCAAACTTTTATTTGTCCTTGCGTGCCAACCCCCAGCCAATCTTTAGCCAAATCTCATTTGACCTGACAAACCCTGAAATTGACAATTCAGACCGTGACAATCTTTTGACCATTTTCATGGGTGAGGCAATTGCCTTGAACAACCTACCGTTGAACATGTCATCAGGCACGTTTCAAGGATTCGTCGAGGGTTGGTCATTCCAGGCTTCATACAATCAACTTTCAATCACGCTGCTACTTTCACCATTGGCTTATTCGTTGCAGGCAATGCGTTGGAATGACGTGCCAATAACCGAAACATGGTCAAGCGTGTCGCCGACACTTAACTGGGAAAATGCAACAATTGTTGCCTGATAAGGAGAAAACATGACAAACCCAACAAGCAATTTCGGGTGGCAAATGCCAACTTCGACGGACTTGGTCACAGACCTTCCCGCCGATTTTGAGGTTTTTGGTCAGGCGGTCGATACGTCATTGGCTGATCTCAAAGGCGGCACAACTGGTCAGGTGCTTGCTAAGGCTTCAAATACAAACATGGATTTCACTTGGGTCGAACAAGACGATTCGACGCTTGCATTTAATGCACAAACTGGCACGACTTACACACTTGTTGTTGGCGACGCAGCAAACACATTGGTCACGACTTCAAATGCGTCAGCAGTAACAGTCACAATTCCCGCTGGTGTTTTTGTGGCTGGTAATCAAATCAATGTGCAATCAATTGGCGTTGGACAAACAACAATTTCAGGCGGTTCGGTGACAATTACTTCCACAGGTGCAACTGCTGCTGCACCAAAATTACGAGCGCGTTATTCAGCTGCGACGATCATTTGCACCGCTTCCAATGTTTTCACAGTTATTGGTGACATTGCATAATGCCAATTTTAGGAATTGTCGCTGCACAAAACTATCCACGCGCGGTATCCGTCGAATACGTTGTGGTTGCTGGCGGTGGTGGTGGTGGGTCAAACGGCGGTGGCGGTGGTGGTGCTGGTGGCTTGCTTTATAGTGCTGCAACCAGTTGTGCAAGAAATACAAATTTCACGGTAACGATCGGTGCTGGTGGTAACGGCGCATTGCCACGTTCAGGCGGTTTTGATAGTGCCAACGGAAGCAATAGCGTATTTTCATCATTCACGGCTATTGGCGGCGGTCGTTCTGGTTATTCCAACAATTCAACAGGTGACGGACAAACTGGCGGTTCAGGTGGCGGTGCAGAATCTAACAATTATGCAGGCGGTTCAGGCACGGCTGGACAAGGTAACAATGGTGCTAGTTCTACTGGTCAGGCAAATTGCGGCGGTGGCGGTGGCGGTGGTGGTGCAGTAGGCGGTGCACCTTCATCAACCGTTGGCGGTGCTGGTGGTGCAGGTTCAACTTATTTAGGCACGGCGTATGCAGGCGGTGGCGGTGGTGGTGTCGTTAGTGGCAGCGGTCGTACCGCTGGCGCAGGTGGCACAGGCGGTGGTGGTGCTGGTTCTAGCACGGCTACATCTGCAACAAACGGAACCGCTAATCTTGGCGGCGGCGGTGGTGGCGGGTCAGACGTAAGCGGAACAGATTACAACGGCGGCTATGGCGGTTCAGGCATTGTTGTTCTGAAGTACGTTGATACGAGCACAATAACAATTGGTGCTGGGCTTACTGGTTCAACATCTACTGCTGGCGGATTTAGCACTACAACAATCACAGCAGGCACAGGAAACGTGAGTTGGGCATAATGGCACATTACGCATTTTTAGACGAAAACAACATTGTTACCGAAGTCATTGTTGGAATTGACGAAACTGAATTGATCGAAGGGCTTGACCCTGAAACCTGGTACGGCAATTTTCGCGGTCAGGTGTGCAAACGCACTTCATACAACAACAACATTCGTGGCACATTTGCTGGCATTGGAATGTTTTATGACGAAACAAACGACGTTTTTACCAAGCCACCAACAGAAGGTACAAGCAATGAGTAATTACCCGCAAGGCACAAATGCACGGTTGATCGAGGTCGCCGCAGCTGAAATCGGAACAGTCGAAGAAGGCAACAACCTGACAAAGTACGGCAAATTTACAAAGGCAGACGGTTTGCCCTGGTGTGGCAGTTTCGTCAATTGGTGTGCAGCCCAGGCAGGTGTAAAAATTCATTCAGTCGTTTCAACGGCTATTGGGGCACACAAATTCAAAGAGATTCAGCGTTGGTCAGGTATGCCACAACTAGGCTATTTGGCGTTTATGGATTTTCCTCACGACGGCGTTGATCGCATTTCACACATTGGCATTGTCGTGGGTCTAATCGACACAAAGACATGTTTGACGATCGAGGGCAACACCAGCGGGACAGGCGACCAGCGCAATGGCGGCATGGTCATGGTGAAGGTTCGGTCATACGGTGAGGGCAAGGAAATCGTCGGTTTCGGTATTCCAAAGTTCGTGCCGTACAAGGGAGAATTTCCAGTAATTGAAATGCCAAAGTCGGCAGCGAAGCCAACAAAGGAGAAAAAATGGAACAAGCCAAAGCCCTAGCAGCCTCATGGGCGCGTTCATTCATGGCAGCAGCACTTGCCCTATACATGGCGGGTGTAACTGACCCTAAGACCCTTGCAATGGCAGGTGTGGCAGCAGTTGCACCAGTCATTTTGCGTTGGTTGAATCCAAACGACACAGCCTTCGGTTCTACGGGGAAGTGAACCGACGATTCGCGGCGGCATGGTTGGTTTGGGCACTTGCACTAACCATGTCCGCTTGCGGGTATCAGGGGTGGACACGTTATGAATGTCAAGAATTCGACAACTGGGGGCAAGCGCATTGCCAAAAACCGCAATGTCTCCCAACTGGAACATGTACTGACGACTTACTTGGAATTGAATCGCAACAGACCTATACGCCGTAAATCGCCCGAAGAAGTCCACGCGCAGCTGATCTTGATAATTGGTTCAACCCTTGCTGCCGTGTTTTTGGTTGTCACCGTGGGCATTACTTACGCCCTAATTTTCGTCACCCAACCAGTTAGCGCACAAGCACCCAATGACGCAGCATTTATCGACCTACTGAAAACCCTGGCTATTTTCTTGACGGGTTCATTGGGTGGGGTGCTTGCAGGCAATGGACTGAAATCAAAGCCGAAGCCTGGAGACACGCCGACAAACACGCAAGGTTCTTGACCGCGCGCCAATCATGCGTCACCCTGAGTTCAGGTGGTAGTCCTACCGCCAAGAATCGGGAGAATTCAAATGGTCGTTGATCTATTAGACCCTGAAACATTGGGTCGTTTAGTGGGCGTTATTGTGCTCATGGTGTTAGGTGCAGCAGCGGGCTATGCCAAAGGTTTCAAAGAAGGC